TTGAGCTTCGCTACATACCCAACAGGTGCTTTTGGTAACACCACTACTAACACCAGCGCCGCTGTGTTCTTGGCAGCTGCCAACATCACCTTCACAGGTTATCAGTTAGATAGTTGCACAAGCGTTGGCTTCAAGCTATCAACCTAATCAATTACTGATTAACAACAAAACCCAGGTTAGAAATATCCTGGGTTTTTTGTTGGCCGTTAAATACTCCTATAATGCGAATACTTTGTAGAACTCTTTTTGATTGCTCGCCTACTGGTGTCACAGGACACTACAGACCCAGCCAGGTGCCATTTACTGATGGAGCAGGACAATTGATTGAAACTCAACATGCCTGGATGTTTGCCAGGAATCAACAACGCAACTGGGAAACCCTCAACCAGTTGATTAGCCTACGTACACAGGTATTTGATGTAGAATCTGTAGCCAGTGCTCCAGGTGAATGGGGTTTTGAGTTTTCTGTAGATCATGCAGAAGTATACGACACAGACTTAAAAGGCCTAATAAGTGAGTGTGCAGGTGTGCCCATGCTCACTGGATTAACTGAATCTCTTACAACTCAATACACATTAGTAACAAACGGCCCAGATCAGAACATTTGGTTTGAACCCATAAATAAATCATTGGAGTAACCATGGCTGATACCACTGACATCGAGAAGAAAAGTCTGGAAGCACACGTTGAATTATGTGCCGAAAGATATCGTCTACTAGAAACCAAGCTAGAAACTCTAGACGAAAAGATTGAAGGGTTATCTACCTCCATTGAATCAATTAAGAAGGCTGTACAATACATGGCTGAAAAACGCAATAATCAATTGATTGGATGGGGCCTAGGACTTATTGGATTCTTAACGGCCACAGTAGGTTGGTTACTAACACACTACGTAATTAAATGAACAAATATCAAAAGCTAGAAGCCTTTGCTGATCGAGAAATTAGAAATTTGCAGGACAAGTTAATAGTGCCTGATGATCACGGTGGATATACAGCTTTTGGAAAATATCGCATAGAACCATCAACCCATGGCGTTGTTGTAAAAATTAAAGATCAAACCATACAAATATTTGGCAATAAAAGAGTTGCTATTAGTTGGTGTGTAGCAGATCGACTAGACAAATATGTACTGGCTCACAATATAAAGATGTTAGACAGTAAAAAACAGAGTTTAGCGGCAGATATTGTCTGTCGTCAACAATTGGCAGACCGGAGCCAAAACGAAGACTTTTACGAGTCTGTAACCACAAAAGTACAAGGTAAAATTGATTATCTCAATATGCTTAATACTGAATTGGAGAAATGTTTAAATTCGGCTAAATATTGGCAATTAAGAGGATTCTCAAATGAAACTGCACGACCTGGCCGCACCCCGTCCATCAAAACAAATCGCTAAAGTATTCGAAAGTTACTTTGGTACAAAAATTCCATTTGACAGTTTAAACGCTCGTCAAACACAGCATTTGCTGAAACGTGTTCGAGGTTTACTCGGCGAACATCGTTCCACACCTGCTCGCCATCACAGCGAACAAAATGCCAGTTACCTTAAATTGGTAATGATGGAACAAGCGTTGACACAACGTATGGCCGAAGAAACTATTCCTGTTGCCCCAGTCGCAGGCATTGCTCCAGGTGCCAAGCCTGCGCAACCAAGCACGGTGCAAGTGAAGGATCCCAAATTGGCCGCTGCTCTGAAGAAAAGTACCGCTGGTCAGACATTAACACCGGACGAGCAAAAACTTGTTGCTGGCGCTGCCATGATGCAAGCCGAAAGTCGTCTGCGTCGTGCAATGACTCGCTTGAACGAAAGTGAAGTTCAACAAGCTCAGGTAGTATTGGCTGCACAAGACATGGTTGACAAGATGCAAGGCATGTTGGAAGATGTAACTGAACTGCAATTTAAAGAATTGCCAGCATTAGTTGATTCAATCAAGAACCAAGTGGGTATTGATCAAGCCACACAATTCAACACAGATGCCACAGCCGCACTTGCTGGCTTGGTACAGAATCTACAAAGTGCCAAAGCTGCCTTGGATCAAGCCTTGGGTGTGGTAACAGGTCAAGCACCTGCTCCTGACGCCGGTATGGCCACTGCTCCGGGTGTAGTTGACGTACAAGCTAATATGGCTGCCCCTGCTCCTGACATGGGAGGAGAAATGCCAGCCGAAGTTCCTGCTGAACCAGATGCTGCCATGGGCGGTGCTGGTCTAGGACGAGCACGTAGATAATGCGATTCCGTGAATTCATAACGGAATCCTCAACACCCAACCCTGACGAACTGTTAGGGCTGGTTAATTTTCTTGCCGGACGTGCCGATGACGAAGGTGCCCAAAAACAAATCTCTCGAGATGCCTTTATTAGTCTGGCGCAAAGTTTGGGAATCAATGTCACACCAGATAACATTGAAGAAATAGTCGGACAACCCCCATTGAGTTCGGTACTAGAACCAATGACCCCAGATGCTACAGACGTTGTGTTCAAAGGTGCAGGCGATCCAGCACAACCAGTTGCTATGCCTGTAAACAAAGCCCAAGATATTGTTGCCACAGCCGCCAAATCGGCAATGAACAAAGACCGCGGCGTCTAATCAAAACTGTCAACATTTGGTTGACTTCAGGCGTTATATATAGTATAATACACTATAGGAGATCACTATGAAAAAACTTATTGCTTTAGTACTACTCACAGTTTCTGCGTCTGCAATGGCACAGCACCATCATGGACATCATCATGGCCAATGGCACCGAGGCCATGGCGGTGGGTGGAACTGGGTTCCAGCACTAATCATTGGTGGTGTTGTTGGCAGTGCTATTGCCAATAGCAACAGACCCGTTGATCCTCCTCCAGTGGTTATTCAGCAACCGCAGGTGATTGTACAACAAGAAAACTGTTCGCCTTGGAGAGAAGTCCAAACTTACGATGGTAGAATCTACCGCGAAAGAACCTGTACACAATAATGGCCTATTCACAACAAGTAGTAGACCATTATGAGAACCCGCGTAATGTGGGTAGCTTTGCTAAAGATGACGAAGATGTAGGTACCGGTATGGTAGGAGCGCCGGCCTGTGGTGATGTGATGAAGTTACAAATAAAAGTACAAGATGGAGTAATCACAGATGCAAGATTTAAAACATATGGTTGCGGTTCAGCGATTGCGTCAAGTTCGCTTGTTACTGAATGGGTCAAAGGACGGACACTTGCTGAAGCGGAACAGATTAAAAATAGCACTATTGCTGATGAGCTTGCCCTCCCCCCTGTTAAAATTCATTGTTCAATACTTGCGGAAGATGCAATCAAAGCGGCAGTTAAAGACTACCGAGAAAAACACAATTTAACAGTTTAACTGGTTCATGCAATATGAAATTAATCATTTGCATTTAGAACTCAGTTCATTATGCAATGCTAGATGTCCTTTTTGCCCCAGGACATTTCAAGGCTATCCTACAAATCTAGGATTTACAGAAACAAATCTCAGCCTTGCTACCTTTAAACAAATATTTTCTTTGACTCGATTGAGTCGAGTACACGTTGCAACAATCAATGGCAATTTTGGCGACATTGTAATGAACCCCGAAAGCACGGATATCATTGAATACATGTTGCTGGCCCGTCCTGACATGCAGATTAGAATACATACCAATGGCAGCGCCAGGGATCGACAGTTCTGGCAGAGACTAGGTGAACTCAAGGTCTCAGTAGTGTTTGGAATTGACGGACTAGGCGAGACCAATAACTTATATCGTCAGGATACCAACTTTGACAATATCATGCGCAATGCACAAACATTTATACAAGCAGGTGGCTCAGCAGTATGGGACATAACTGAATTTGAATTTAATCAAAGCCAACTGCCAGAAATTCGTCAACTGGCAGCAAAAATGGGGTTTGAGTCAGTTAATGTCAGACAGTCAGACAGAAACAATGGTCCTGTGTATAACCGTCAGGGACAAAAAATACATTTCATTAAAAAAGACTGGGACAACTGGCCGGCACAAATAGATCAAACTTTTGTACAGCAACAAATACTTGGTGATACCACTGAGACCAAGCCCACAGTAAAAATCAATTGCTGGGCCAAACAACAGCGTAGTGTGTATGTTGCCGCCGACGGACATGTGTATCCGTGTTGCTGGACTGGATTTAATCCCTCGCAATACCGCAGCCATACAAACGTCAGCACCTGGAACAAAGAACTGGGTAAATACGTGCATAATAATCATGCCCCCACAGTAGGACTTGAAGTTGCTATTGCATGGTTTGATACTCTGGCAGCGTCCTGGAACACAGATGATCAGCCTGGGGTATGTCAATCCTTTTGTAACCATGATAACAATAACTGATAAAGCCGCTCGTAAAATCACACAAACTTT